CCCACATGTTGTCCACAACGTGTGATTGATATTCGTCAAGCAATTGTAAGTCTTGATGAACAAATCGAAGAGGCACTTAAGGAAGAATAATGTATACAATTCTCAACTATCTTATATCATTCTGGATGGTAGTTGTGATGAATTGTATACAACCTGTGAACTGGAAATATTGTTATCGAGTTGACCAATGGTTAGTTCCCGATATTCAAGAAGGATGGAAACATTATACTGGTGAGATAGTTCCATATCAAAAAGAGAAGGACTATCTCAAAAGAATATAATCAATTTATTATCTTCCAATATCTCCTCCAGATCTAGATTTCCCTGTTCCTCTACCTCCAGTAACTTTACCAAATCTTCCAGATGTTCTTGTGTCAGAAGGTTCTGCTTTTCCAAGAACTTCACCTGTTCTTATATTGGTAATAGTTCTTCTTCTTACACCAGAAACTGTTCCAACACTACTTGTAGGTGTTCCTTTTCCTCTTTTTCCAGTTTGAGCATACCCAGTATTTTTTACTGCATTAGTTCTTTGCCTTTTTTGTTTTGCAGTTTCTTGAGGTTTTGTGTCAGATTCTCTAGAGTCTGTTTTTTCAATAGAAGACTTTATTTTTTTAATCGAGAGAATCTTTTTACTTGTTCTTTTGGACTTCCACCTCTTGCTGTACGTAGTTTTGATTCTTTAGATTTTGCCTTTGGTCTACCACCATTCCACCAACTCAATTTTGCTTCTAATATAAATTGTCTATATGTCTTCATTTTTACTTTTTAAATATTTAGAAAAAAATGCATCCAGAAATAACTAGTTTAATAAAAACTTTTGATTCAAAAACTAAAAATAAAAAAGAAAAATATAAAGATTTTCTTACACATGTCTATATGACTTTTGATAAAAAGATAGTATCATCTAAGGTAGATCGGGAAATGAATAAATATAAGAAAATGAGAATAGATGTGATCAACTATATTGTTGCACATGAAAATCAGATAATAAAACAATTAAGTAAGTAATGAAAAGTTTCTCTCAATTTATTATCGAAGCACCCGATGCCGCAACTCAAGCAAAGGCACTTGGATTTAAAAGTGATGGGCATGGTGGTTGGGGAAGAGTTATTAGAGGTACTTGGGAGTTTATGGGGAAAACCTTCACCAACCCAAAAACAGGAAGAACTGCAATTGAATTTTTTAATAAAGGGACAAAACTAGGAGGACAAGATCGTAGACAAACTCCAAGAGAAAAAAAATTATCAGCAACAACATATGCTCCAATAGCAGCATCATATGAGTATGGAACTGATGACTACGAAAAAGAATTGAGAGAAAAATATATTAATAAAGAAATTTTTAATATTGATGAATGGGTAAAATGTGATATTAGTGAAAGTGTTGGAAAGATTATCCGAAGAGGAACAAACTATCTAATCTGTGTAACTGAAGATGGTGAGATGTTTAAACCTTGGATTAAAGATGTATTAGAATCAGTAACTAATAGTAATGCACCTTCTGGGGTTCCTGCCGATCAGAGACTTGTAGGAACTGATGCTCATAGAAAGTATGTGGAAAAAATGGTTCCAGGAAGTGAATGGGGTAAACAATTTATAAATAAATATAAGAAAAAGTAAGATTAGTTAAGACTTCCAATGAGTAATAACGTATTTGAAGAATCTCCTAAGTCACCTCAACCTTCTGGTGGTGCAATAGATAAAGTAAGAAAGGCTGCAAGGCAACTTGCTTATGATGTTCGTTATAAAGTAAAAGGTAAGTTTAAGGAAGGTCAGAAAACTGATCCTGGATCACTTCAACGTGCCTATATGCAACAGTTGGGTGCATCATCTGCACCTGGTCCTGTCAAGTTGCTTGCTAAAAAGATGTTGATGGGTGAACAGTATGATTTTGCTATGGTCGAATCTTCACTTCCCCAGATTTTTAATAAAGTATTTGTAGAAGGTGTTGGAGAATATGTATTAAGGGTAAAAGATCCTAAAGCAGGTTCACAGTATACAAGGTCTTATAGTACATATGCTGCTGCAGAAGCAAAGGCAAGTGAACTTAGGAAAAAAGGTTTGCGTGTAGAACTTGTTACTGCTAGTAGCAGTGCGAAGAAAGGAACTTATGATAATAAGGGTGGCAGTAAAGGATTAGATCCAGTCGGAAAAGAAGATGGTGATGTTAATAATGATGGTAAGAAAGATAAAACTGATAAGTATCTGATGAATCGTCGTAAGACAATCGGTAAGGCAATTGCAAAAGAAGAAGTCATCTATGAAACAGAAGATGAGCAAGGTAAAAAACTTGATGTGATGAAAGGTAAAAATAAAGTCATAATTAATCCTAATGTTTTAGAGAATGCAACACAATATTTTTATGATCAGGGATATAATGAAGAAGATATTGCAATAATCTCTGAGGGAATGGGTTATGATATGTTCCTTGAATTTGTTAATGAGGTTGGAACTACGATATGTCTTTATGAAGATGTACAAGGAGAACTATTAACAAAAGCAGGTAAAGCAAGAAAGAATCCAAAGATTACTAAATCTGCCGGAACAGCAAGTGAAATTTCACCCAACAAACCAAAAGAAAACAAAAAACCTGAAGCAAAGAAGTCTTCTCCTGGACAACTTTCAATTAATTACAATAAGAAACCATCCCCTCCAGGAAAGAAAAAAATTAAGCAGGGAATTCAGACTGCAGTAAAAAAAGCAACTTCTCCAGAAGCAAAGAAAAAAGTTGGTGCTGCAAATACATCCCCTCCAGGACAGGAAAAAATTAAGCAGGGAATTCAGACTGCAGTAAAAAAAGCAACTTCTCCAGAAGCAAAGAAAAAAGTTGGTGGTGCAGTTAAAGATGCTGCAAATACTGCTGCAAGAGTTGCACTTTCTGCTTGGAAGGGTCATCAAGCGGCAATGAAAAGGAAGAAGGAAGGTGGATCAATTGCTAAACAAATTGGTTCTGGTGCAAATAGAGCAGTTAGATCTTTCTTTGAGAAAGGAAAAAGTCATTTAGAAAATTATGAACCCACTGTCCGTGAGGGAATTAAAGCAGAACTTGATGCACTGAAGGCACAAAGAGTTGAGGAGGAAAAAAAATCTTATAATGCAGCAGAAGCAAAAGCAAAAGAAGAAGAAGAAGCAAGAAAAAAAAGAGAAAGAAATCTAAGATCTGCTATGAGAGAGAAAGATCAAAAAATGCTAAGAATACCTGAGAGTATAGAAAATATGCGTTATTGTCCGGATTGTGAGAAAGATGAGACAAGAGAAGAATGTAAGTATGGTACAAAAAATTGGGACGAAAGATCTCAACCTACAAAGGCAGAAGATCCAAGGTCAATGCCTACCAGAATCAATCTTGCAAAGAACAAGTTGAGAGCAATGGGTCTTAAGATGTCTTATGATATGTAAATTTATGTCTACTGAAAAGAAGGAAGTGAAAGAAGCACTTCGTAGTTCTTTGCTTTCTGATCCAAAATTTATGGCGAGAATTGCCAAAGAAGAAGAACAAAACCCTAAAGTAAAAAAGTCTTTTTCTACATTCAATAAAAATGCTCAGAAAGCAAAGAAAGGATATGAAGTAGATAATAAAAACCCATTCAATGTTCATAGAAACACTACATATTATTAAAAATTTCCTATATAGTTTAGACTTCTGGTTCAAACTATGTTAGCATTTTTACTTCCACTCGCATCAAAAATTATTGGTGATGCAGTTTCTAAAGTTCCTGATAATGAGGAACTGGGTGAGAGACTTATAGAGATTTGTTTAGTTATTCTTAGTAAGGCAGTTAAACTGACTAAAACTGATATGGATGATCAACTTCTTGAAGTAGTTTCAAATGCTATTAAAGCAAGAGAAGCAGAATAATTTTATAAATATCTGTATAAAAGAATTATAAGGTAATAGAACATGTCTCTATGGGGCGATAAAGATTTAGTAACAAGCACGGGAACTATTTCCATTGACTTTGCTAGTAAAACTGTTACTGGTGCTGGAACAACATTTACTGATGATGGTGTCACTCAAGGTGATGTTATTAGTGTAGGTACCGGTGCAACTTATGGTTTTGCTGTAGTTGATTCTGTAACAAATAATGGATCACTAACAATCTATAGCACAGATTATTTTGTTGCTGGTGTTACGACAGTTCCTGCATCAACTACGTTTGCTATTTCACAGGAACCTCTGTATGCAATGGCGGATACTGCATATGCTGCACCTGAAGTTCAGACTGGACTTTCAACTAATCCTGTAACTCGTGTAGTATACGGAATAGATGAAATTGAAGCAGGAATTGCTGCAACAACGGCATATGCTGTTACACATTCTGGTTGGGTTGGAATTACAACTTATATTGATATGCACGGAAAATTGAGAGTTAAGAATGAAGTTTTAGTTGCTGGTGGTATTCTGACTACATCTGATGCTACTGACGATAGTGTTTTCCCAGATAGTTGATAATGTAGTATGAGATTTGAAGAGTTGAATGAGAGTAATTACTTACTCTTTGCTATAAAATTCTATAATAATCCCCAAGCAGTCACAAAAGATGATTTTGAAGATGACTTAAAAAGAATTAAGTACATTAAAAGATTATTGAAAAGATATAAGAATACTGGGGAACTTAAAACTCATCTCATACTTAATCATTTAACTGTACTATTCAACGTCTTTGATGATGCAGCAATTCCCTTATTATTTTATAATCTTGAAGATGAACTTTGGCCTTGTATAAAAAGTTTTTTTGTATTTTTAAATAGGATACCAGAATACCCTAAAACAAAAATTACTGAATTGAAAGAAGATGAGTATTGTATACAACAATTAAAAGAAATCTGAGTGTTATGAATGATAGAAGATTAAATCACATAAGGAATATGATTAGATCTTTGAAAGAAGAAGCAATTGCTAATTCTGTTGGAGGTGTTGCAGGATTAACTGGAGAACCTCCTGTCAATTTGAAAAAGAAAAAGAGACCTACTATTATCGCCAGAGGTTGTTTTCCTGGAGCAAGAAAACGATGGAGTAGTGGATTAAAATAATGCTTTCTAACAATTCAAAGGTTGCTGTATTAGAATCAAAACTTGATATGTATGAGGAACTCTCAAGAGAGATGTTATCTAAATTAGAATCGGCAGTGGAAAAAATATCTGAAGGAAATAATCGTATTGCTCAAATCCTAACGAAGCATGATGAAAGAATTGAGCAAAGTATGAAGACTGATGGTCTTATTATAAAGATGATTGACGAATTAAAAGATACAGAAGAAAAGAATAATGGAATTCTACACGAAAGAATAGATAACATACAGATAGAGATAAAAGCATTTTCAAAGTTTAGATGGCAGGTAGGAGGAGTTCTAGTGGTCTCCGCACTGCTCATAGGTGCCGGTAGTCGAATCGCACCTTTCTTCTTGACTCAGACCCCACAGCAGGTTATAATAGACCCAGTAAGGTAGTACCTATACATAATGGATCTGGTTGACTCCAAGTATATTGGGATGATATCCTCTCGTCTCCAGAAGTTTAAGAGAGTTAAAGATAACCTCTATAACTTTCGTTGCCCTATTTGTGGTGACTCACAGAAGAATAAAAATAAGACACGGGGATATATCTACCAGGTCAAAAATAATACAAACTTCAAGTGCCATAATTGTGGTGCGAGTATGTCCTTTAATAATTTACTGAAAGAGATTGATGTAAGTCTTCATAAGCAATATACTCTTGAGAAGTTTAAGGAGGGTCATACCGGCAGAAACTTTGTTGTTCAAGCACCAAAGTTTGAATTTAAGAAACCAGTATTCAAGAAATCAATCAATCTTCCAAAGGCATCTACAAATTCTTTTGCCAATGAATATCTTGTAAATCGCAAGATAGATCCGGATAGGTTTTATTATGCTGACAAGTTCATGGAGTGGACGAATACTCAGAAACAAACCTTTGATACTATCAAGAAGGATGAGAGTCGTATCGTAATACCAATGTATGATGAGAACAAAAATCTCATTGGATTTCAGGGTAGAGCACTGGGAAAATCATTCACTAAATACATCACCGTGATGTTGGATGAGGAAGCACCGAAGGTTTATGGACTTGAAACTATTGACAAAACAATTGCTGTTTATATCACAGAAGGACCTTTCGACTCAACATTCATTTGTAACTCGATTGCGATGTGCGGAGCTGACGTTGATATTAGTAACTGGGGCATTAGCAATCCTGTTTGGATCTATGATAACGAACCACGCAATCGAGAAATCGTCAATCGAATCGGTAGAACAATCGATAATGGCAACTCCATAGTGATTTGGCCGACGAATATAATACAGAAAGATATCAATGACATGGTTCTTTCTGGACATGATGTTATGTCTGTGGTAGAATTGAATACCTATTCAGGATTAGAAGCAAAAATTAAATTTAACAACTGGAAAAAAATATGACTAACGGGACAAAGGTAACTAAAAGAAATGGAAAAAATGAACCTCTTAATTTAAATAAACTACATGTAATGGTAGAAGAGGCATGTAAAGATCTTGCCGGTGTATCTGCAAGTCAGGTTGAAATTCAATCTGGTATTCAGTTTTATGACGGTATTACAACAGATGAGATTCAGGAGATTCTAATTCGTTCTGCATCAGATTTGGTAAGTTTGGATAATCCCAACTATCAGTTTGTTGCCGCACGACTTCTTTTGTTTGCCGTTCGTAAGCAACTGTATGGTCGTATGCATGAAACTCCAACAGTAAAGGAGCAAGTTGAGCAATGCGTTGCTAAAGAAGTTTACGATGCAGAAATACTTGACCTGTATTCTGATGAAGAGTTTGATAAACTTCAGTCCTTTATTGATCATGATAGAGACTACTTATTCACTTATGCAGGTTTACGTCAAGTCTGTGATAAGTATCTTGTGCAGGATAGAAGTAATGGTAAGGTATATGAAACTCCACAGTTCATGTATTTGCTGATTGCTGCAACCATATTCTCTAAATATCCAAAGGAAACAAGATTAGAATACGTTAGAAAATATTACGATGCAATCTCAAGACACAAAATCAACATTCCCACACCTATCATGGCAGGGGTGCGAACTCCACTTCGACAATTTGCTAGCTGTGTTCTTGTTGATGTTGATGACACCCTCGATAGCATCTTTAGTTCTGATATGGCTATCGGCAAATATGTTGCACAAAGGGCGGGAATCGGTATCAACGCAGGTCGAATCCGTGGCATCAACAGTAAGATCAGAGGTGGTGAAGTACAACACACAGGTGTTGTCCCGTTCCTTAAAAAGTTTGAATCAACTGTACGATGTTGCACTCAAAATGGGATTCGTGGAGGTTCAGCCACAGTACACTTCCCAATCTGGCACATCGAAATCGAAGACATCCTAGTTCTTAAGAACAACAAGGGTACAGAAGACAACCGAGTGAGGAAACTTGACTACTCAATCCAAATTTCAAAACTTTTCTACGAACGTTTCATTAAGAATGAGCAGATTAGCTTATTCTCACCGAATGACGTACCGGGCCTCTATGATGCTTTTGGTACTGATGCATTTGACTCTTGCTATGTGGACTATGAATCAGATCAGTCTGTTCCAAGAAAGACTATCGGGGCACAAGAATTATTTTTCGACCTTCTAAAAGAACGTGCCGAAACTGGTAGAATATACATCATGAACATTGACCATTGCAATTCTCACTCATCCTTTATGGATAAAGTTGAGATGAGCAACTTATGTGTTGCCCCAGAAACTCAAATTCTTACTAAAGATGGATATCAAACTATTTATGAAATGGTGGGTGATTATGTTGATGTTTGGAATGGTGAAAAGTGGTCTAATGTTTTAATTGAAAAAACATCAGATTGTCAAGAATTGATGAAGGTTATTATTGATAGTGAAGAAATTGAATGTACTCCATACCACAGATTTTTTGTTGTAAACGGAAAAAATTATTCCAGAAATAAAAAAATTATTGAAAAGAGGGCATATGATTTGAAATCGGGTGATAAAATTATTAAGTTTGATTTACCTATCATTGAAGGAGAATTAAATCTAGAAAATTCATATACTTTAGGTTTTCATTCTGGAGATGGATCATATCATAGAGGTACTCCAATACTTGATTTGTATGGATCTAAAAAAGATATTTTAGAGTATCTTCCATATACAAAATACTATAATTTGGATAATAAAATTAGAGTAATTTTAGATATTCCCCCCCATACTAAATTTGTGGTTCCCGATTGCAATTATACAATTGAGTCTAGATTGAAGTGGTTTGCTGGATTGGTTGATTCAGATGGACACATTGCAAAAAACAATCAGACAGAAACAGTTCAAATAAATTCAATTAACTTTGAATTTCTTAGAAGTATCAAGTATATGCTTCATACTCTTGGAGTTGATTGTAAAATCAAAAAAATTTATGAAAATAGAAAGCAATTTATGCCTGATGGTAAAGGTGAAACGAAAGAGTATGAATGCAATGAAGTGTGGAGATTGCTTATTTCTAATAGCGGTCTCATCAAATTATGCAATCTTGGTTTTGCAGAATATGTAATGAGATCTAAAATTTCAAAAAATATTCCAAATAGAAATGCTGAAAGATTTCATATTGTTGAAGATATTATTTTCACTGGAAGAAAAGATTCAACCTATTGCTTTACCGAATCAGATAGAGGAATGGGTATGTTCAACGGATTTCTTCTTGGGAATTGTCAAGAGATTACTTTGCCTACAAAACCTTTACAACATATTGATGATGAAACTGGGGAAATTGCTCTGTGCATCCTTTCTGCTATTAATGTTGGTAAAATTAGGGATCTTGAGGATCTTGATGTTCTTTGTGATCTTGCTGTCAGGAGTCTTGATGAACTCATTGATTTTCAGGGATATCCCGTCAGAGCAGCAGAGATCGCAACCAGAGCACGTCGTTCGTTAGGTATTGGTTATATCGGACTTGCACATTACCTTGCCAAGAACGGGCATAGGTATGAAGATCCTGAGGCATGGAAGTCTGTCCATGATTTAACAGAAGCATTCCAATACTATCTCATTCAGGCAACAGTCAATCTTGCGAAGGAAAAAGGTGCATGTGAATACAGTCATCGTACTAAGTATGGTAATGGAATTCTTCCGATTGATACATATAAGAATGACGTGGATGAAATAGTTCCAAATGAGCTTCACTATGATTGGGAGAGTCTTAGGGCACAAGTTAATCAATACGGAGTTAGGAACTCAACATTGTCCGCACAGATGCCTTCAGAGAGCAGTTCCGTTGTGTCAAACGCAACAAATGGAATTGAACCACCTAGAGGATATTTGTCCATTAAGAAGTCCAAAAAAGGACCTCTTAAGCAGATTGTTCCACAATACGGAACACTGAAGAACAATTATGATCTTCTTTGGGAAATGAGATCCAATAAAGGATATATTAATATTGTTGCTGTAATGCAAAAGTTCTTTGACCAGGCAATCTCTGGTAATTGGAGTTACAATCCAGAACATTATCCCAATAATGAAATCCCAGTGTCAGTTATGGCACATGATATGCTTTACTCATATTCAATGGGATGGAAAACAAGTTATTATCAAAACACTTATGATATTAAGACTGACGAAATGGACGATTCCAATGAGTCACTTGATAGTTTAATTTCTCAATTAGAAACCGCAGAGGAGGAAGACTGTGAGTCTTGTAAGATTTAAGACAAATAAAGAAGAGAGACCAATGATAGATTCTATGACCGTGTTCAATGCAGAAGAGGTAGACACTAAAAAGCAACCAATGTTCTTTGGAAAACCATTAGGTATTCAGAGATATGATTCTTATAAGTATCCAATTTTTGACAAACTTACAACGCAACAACTGGGATATTTCTGGAGACCCGAAGAAGTATCCCTCCAGAAAGACCGTGCGGACTATCAGACACTACGCCCTGAGCAAAAGCACATTTTTACCAGCAATCTTAAGTACCAGATCATGCTGGATTCTGTACAAGGGCGTGGTCCTGGGATGGCTTTTATCCCTTACTGTAGCTTACCTGAATTAGAAGCATGTATGGAGGTCTGGGGGTTCATGGAGATGATCCATAGTCGTTCATATACTCATATCATTAAGAACGTTTATTCAGACCCCTCAGATGTGTTTGATCACATTCTGAATGATGAACGAATTGTTGAACGTGCAATGAGTGTGACTGGGGCATATAATGATTTTATTAATGCAGCACATCATTATGATAGTACTAATGATTGGCAACACGCATTAGAAGGAGTTCCTTATGCACAAGTTTCAAGATATGAACTCAAACGCAAACTCTTCAAAGCAGTTGCGAATGTTAATATCCTTGAAGGTATCCGATTTTACGTATCATTTGCTTGCAGTTTTGCTTTTGGTGAACTCAAACTTATGGAAGGAAGTGCAAAAATCATCTCACTGATTGCTAGAGATGAGAATCAGCATCTTGCCATTACTCAGAATATTCTAAAGAAGTGGAGAGAAGGTGATGATCCTGAGATGGCAAAAATCTTCAAAGAAGAAGAGCAGTGGTTGATTAATACGTTTGAAAATTGTGTTAATCAAGAAAAACTTTGGGCAGAATATTTGTTCAAAGATGGTTCGATGATTGGTCTCAATGATAAACTGCTTCAGCAGTATGTGGAATGGATTGCCAATCGTAGAATGAAATCAATTGGACTTAAGACGATCTATGACGTACCCGCAAAGAATAACCCACTCCCCTGGACGGAACATTGGATTTCGTCGAAGGGTCTCCAAGTTGCTCCTCAAGAAACAGAAGTTGAATCCTACATCGTCGGAGGAATCAAACAAGATGTTACCGAAGATACGTTTGCAGGATTCTCCTTGTAAAGGAAATTGTAAGTGCAACTGTGTAAAAACTGAAGATGCATTAGAGATGTATAGAGAAGCAGCAAAATCTGATGCTTTTCTATTTGGTGATTATAATGGTTATGAAGCATATACTGAGGACTCCTAAGGGAGTCCTTTTTTTTATAAATATTCTTATAAAGAGTTAATTAAGAATTACGATGAGAGCTTTATCGCAGTCCGAGTACGGAGAAATCAGAAGTTTGTATGAGAGTATCTATGCTCCTCAAGTAGATGAGGAACTAGAATTTTCTGATGAAGAATTGGAAGATATTGTAGAAGAAGTTATCTTAGATCTTCTTGATGAAGGATATGATATTGATGACATCGAAGAATCTTTTGATGATGAATTTGTTGAAGAGATTCTCCTTGAGGCAATGACTCCTAAGCAGAAGGAGATGCGTGCTAAATTTAAAGCACAACAAAGAGCAGATGATGCTGCTGTGACTGCAAGCAAGAGAAAGAACCTTCGTGCCAAAGCAGTTGCTGATACCAAGGCAAAGGTAAAAGGTACTGTTAAAAAAGGTATTGAAAATGCAAAGAGTACCGTTGCTTCAGTTAAAGATACTGCAAAGGAAAAAATGAATCAGGCAAAGGGTTCTGTTGCTTCTGCTGCACTTAAAGCGACAGGAACAAAACTTAAGGGTAAACAAGGACAAGATCTTACTCCACAACAAACACTTACTCGGAATAAGTCTGTAAGAGATAAGGCAAAGGCAGCAATCAAAGCAAATATCAGAGGTAAGGTATCCGATGCTAGAAGAGCAGCAGTAGATGATATAAGACAAACTGCAAAGGCAGCAAGAAAGGTCGGTAGTGATATTAAATCTGCTCCAGAAAGGGCAGGATCTGCTGCTAGAAGAGGACTTAAGGGTCTAATCAGAAGAGGTGCTGAGAAGGTTGCTTCAGGAGCATCTAAGGTTGCTAAGAGAATGTCTGAAGAGGTTGAGACCTATGATGTAGTAGTCGAGTTCCTGTGCGACTACGGCATCGCAGAAGACCTCCAAGAGGCGGAATGGTTGATGGTCAATGAGATTGACTCTGAGGACATTAAGAGCATTCTAGAGGCATACGGATCACCGAGACCAACTAAACTTCCTCTCTCTAGAGAAAGAATGACTAAAAAAGTAGATGACTGGAAAGAAAATCCAGATAGAGACTTTGGTAAGAGAGGAACTGCTGCTAAAAATCTAAAGTCTAGAGCAAATGCAGTTGTAGGAACACAACGTCGTCAAGACACAGAAGTTGGATTGCGTTAGAAAAATCACATAATATTCTAAGGGGGCTTGACAAGTCTCCTTTTTTTATGTAGACTAGGTTTGTCTCCGTTAAAGATAAATAATAGCTCATTGAATTCTATAAGATGAGTTATGAGAATTCTTGGATATACAATAATGAACCTTTTGAGTCTGATGCTATTGGGAATTACTTTGGTTTTGTTTACTGTATTACCAATAAGACCACCGGTAGAAAATACCTTGGAAGGAAATACTTTTGGTCATTCAAAACCCCACCAGGAAAAAAGAGAAAAGTAAAACAAGAATCTGATTGGAAGAAATATTATGGTTCTTGTCCTGAGTTAAAGGAAGATATAAAAAGATACGGCAAAGAGTTCTTCAGTAGAGTAATACTAAGTCTTCATGAGAAGAAGGGAGACTGTAACTTTGAGGAGACCAAGCAGTTGTTTCTAAATAATGTGCTATCAGAGGCACTTGACAACGGAGCACCGGCATACTACAATAACAACATTCTCGGAAAGTATTTTCAGAAAGATTATGGAAATTTTGGAAAAGACTCTACAGGTGACTCATGAGTGGGCAGTTGACAGAATGCACATTCTGTGTGACATGAAGACGGATGATGTGCTAAAATCTGCAGAAGATGCTCATGCGATTCAGTCAGAGTTTGCTGAATGGTTAGACCCTAATCTTGAGGATCATGAAATTTACTCACTCGAATATCTTGGAGACAATGTTTAAATCACTTTTTGGAATTGGACTTCTTGCAAGTGTAGTTGCAATTCCTTCCCCAGAACCTGATCAAATCAAAGTGACACAGGAACCAGAACCTGTAGAAGAAATTCTTATAGAGGAAGAGACTTGGAAGTGTCCTAGTTGTACTCCTAATGAGCAATTTGTTTTAGCAGCATTACAAGAGCACACAAAGATCTCTGATCGTAATGCACTTGCAACAATCATGGGAAACATTCAACAGGAATCTAAGTTCATTGCTAACATTTGTGAGGGTGGTGCTCGTGTTACTTATGAGAACTGTTTGAGAGGTGGTTATGGATTGATTCAGTGGACTTCTATCAATCGTTATAGAGGACTTGGAAACTTTGCAGTGAAGTATGATTGCAATCCAAGTGAATTAGATTGCCAAGTTCGTTGGATGATTAATGAACCTATCTTTCAACGTGTTCTTCCACAATTTGAGGGTGGTGGACAAACAGTATCTTATTACATGAGACCTGCATACTACTGGTTAGGATGGGGAATCAAAGGTAATAGAGAACTTTATGCATATGATTACACTAAGAAAATGGTATGGGCATGACTTTAGATTTAATTGACAACTTAGAAGCATCATTATTTGAATGTGGTCCTGGACACTTCACTCAAGGATATGGTTCTTTTGTAGGATTTCTTGCTCCGAAGTATTTGGAAGATGATTCTTGGTTTGGTCCGGCAGTCTTATCTGATCGTCAAATGACTATCAAAGAAGCATATGAACATGCAGTATATGATAATCAATTATTACCCGAAGATGATACTATAGAACCAAAAGATATTCATGAGGTAATATATAATATTGCTACTAATAGTGGTAAAACTACTACACAACTGAATCCGATTGGTGTTGGGGGTTGGCAATCTGGAACTGGTTGGGATCAATTTAGATGATTGAAGATTGTCGTTATAGTGAACAGAAGTTAAAACTTCGTGAGTCGGCACTTAAAGTTCTTCTTACTAAATATGGTAGTCAACTAAAAGAATCATTACCCGAATATACTAATCAATCAATGTACGAATGTTCTCATGATTGGGTATCTCAAGGTAATGTAAATACTAATGGTATCATTAAATATTTTGAGGCATATTATACATGAAAAAACTTTTACTATCTCTTATTGGATGTGCTGCACTAGCAGGAACAGCATATGCAGGAGATGAAAAAATAACTAAAGGATACTATACTAATGATTCTTTGGGTTGCATGATCTTACGGGAATGCACCGATAATGTTCAAAGAATCAAAAGTATCAAAGACATTCAAGATAATTATCCCAACTCTGATTATTCTGCTGTTGCTATTGAGTTTAATGAGATGTTGGACTCCCTTGATAAAATCGGAGTTATGGTTTTTCTAGGAGATCAGAAATATTTTCCTGTAGGTAATCGTGGTGTTTATCATACCGTAAGTAATAACTTCTTTCTGAATGATGCATTCATGGGTAGACAATCTACATTAATGAGTGTGGTTAGACATGAAGGATGGCACGTAGCACAAGATTGTATGGCAGGAACAATTGATAATTCAATGATTGCTATTATTCTTCCTGAAGATAATGTTCCTTTTATTTGGAAAGAAATGGCAGAAAGAACTTATCCAAAAACTGCTGTTCCGTGGGAAGCAGAAGCATCATGGGCAGGTAGAACTGAAGGAATGACTGCGGATGCTCTTGCAGCATGTTCTACTGGTAAGATGTGGGAGATTTATGAACCCACTCCATTAACAAGAAAATACTTGGTTGATGAAGGGTATATTACTAAATAGTAATGATCAAAACTATCAGATCAATGCTTCCAAAAAAGAAGAAAGATCATGATGATGATGATGGATTCCATTGGCATGAAGAAGGAATTTCAAGTTTGGTTAGATTAATTGTATTGATATGGACTGGTGCAATCTTAACTTTAAACTATGTTTCAATTCCAGGAATACCTCAGCAAAAAATTGACCCTACTTTTATTGCCAGTGTTTTTACTGGTACATTAGCAACCTTTGGTGTAACACCATCAAAGTCTAATGGAAATGGTGGGGGAACACAAAAAACAATGGTAACAGTTCCTGTTCCTAAACCAAAAGATGAAGAGGAGAAAAAAACTACATGAAGTTTGAGTCTCAATGGGGTGGTGAAGATACTTGGTATACAAAGTTCAAAAGATGGGCAAATAAAAAAAACCCTATTGTTCGTCATCTTGCATTAGGGTTTATTGAATGGTTGTGGTTGAAATGGATGGAGGGTAAAGTCCGAATGGAAATGGCATCTGTCGATAAGCAAGCAGAAGACATTGTAGAAATGTGGGAAAATGAAGATAAACCAATTATAAAATCAACACCATCTAAAGTAGAAGGACTAGATATTATAAGTATATCTACTACTGATGAAACTGATTCTTCGTCCACTTGATAACGTAAATGATCCTGTGTGGTCAGTGATCTTTATGGTATTTCTTTCTGTTTGCATGGCGGGTTATGCTATCTACTATATATTAGGTGTTGATGAGAGGGAAGAAGAGCACACGGAACTTTGATAGAGTGATGAGTACTTTATTTGTATTTGGATTTATAACTTTATTGACATATACCCTACATATTACATGGCCTATAACAAAAGGTAAGAACTAAAATGCAAAAAGTAATTAACGGAATCGCATTACTTTCGGGATTAGTATCACTTTCAATAGTTAGTGCAGGAGCATACCTTTATATGAATAAGGATGCTCTCATTGAGGATGCCAGAGTAAAGGCAACAGAAGCAGTTACTGAAGCAATTACAGAGGCACTTCCTGGTATGGTTGAAGGTCTTATGCCAGAGATGCCAGAAGTTCCTGAACTACCAGCACAAACTGGTGGTGTATTGCCTTTCTAAAAAATTTATGAGAAGTGTTAAATAGTAAAGATGTTTTATTATTTAAAAAATGGATAGATCAGTCCCAGCAAAAAAGAAAAGGGATAATCAAGATAAATTTTTCCTGTATGTAATTTTCTTTCATTTTTTTACAGCAGTTTCAAATATCTTTAAAGACTAATGCCACAAATTAATGATGTAAGGATTGAAGAAATATCCGCAACTGGTATTCCACTCATAAGAAGTATTTTTACTGGTCCACCTATATCATTACCAAATTCCCCACCAGTTACTTTAACTATTGGAACACCGATAGTCGATGTTCCTGGATGTGTAGAAGCAAATCTTAATGGTCCGGGATTAGTTAAAGATGATCCAAATGGAAATGTTGTTTTTTGTGATGGTCAAGTTCCTTCTTTCAATCCAATTGAATATGATCCGGAAGAAGGTGTAAAATTAACTGGACCACCAGAAGCAATAGCACCAAAGTTATATCTTGAAGGTGATACTAAAA